AGCCAGTCGATCGGCACGCAGAACCTGAACCGGATCTATGCGGGTTTGAGCGACGACATGCGCGCCGCCGCGCGCTCGCAAGGCGCGGAAGCCGTCTTCGATGCTGCCAATGGTGTCTCGACACGCCTCCATGCCTTCACGGACAACGTGCTCTCGAAGATCATCTCATCGCCACGCAATCCGCTCCAGGAAGGCATCGCGCCTGAAACGGCGGCGCAGAACGTGCTCGGCGCGGGCGATAGTGTCGTCTCGGCGATCCGCCAGAACATGCCGCGCGGCGCCGACGAGCTCGGCGCCTACGTGCTGCGCCGCTCGGCGCTCGCCAATCCCGGCGCGCAGGACGCCTCGGGCGCACTCGTCTCGCCGGGGACCTTCGTCACCAACATCAACAAGATGCGGAAGGATCTCCCGGACGGCACGAACGCGCTGCTCGGCGGCGTCAACGACGATCTTCATGATCTGCTCAATATCGGCGAATCGATGAAGAAGACGGGACAATTCGTCAACACGTCGAATACGGCAACCCATCAAGCATTCGGCCACATGGCGGCGGCCGTGCTTGGCGGGGCGGAGGCGGGGCGTGAGTTCGGCGGCATCCCCGGCGCAGCCATAGGCGCAGCGGTCGGCGGCGGCATCCCGCTTGCTGGAGGCAATCTTCTCGCGCGCGGGCTCACCAACCCCGGTTTCAGTCGATATATCTCGACGCCGGTTGCTCCATACGATGCGCGCCAGCGCCTGATCCAAGCGCTCGCGCCCGTGCGGACGATCCTCGAGAACGGGCCCACCGAGAGAAGGTCACTGCCCGCTCCGCAATGAGGTAGAGCCAGAAAGTGGCGGCATAAGCGACGATCGCGGCGATCGCCGACATCGCGAGACGTTCATCGGGGTTGGTCTCGATATTCGTCACGATGAAGACGTAAACCACGATAAAGAGCCAAAGCTGCGCGATCTTGAGAGGCCATGCGTAGCGACGCGGCATCATCTCGACCGGGGGCGGCGGTTCCGGCGGAAGCCCGTATCTCCGACGGATCATCGGCCCAAGTCGATATGCGCCCGCCCGGCAGATCGGGTAAAGCACACCGATAAAGAGGGCGAGATATGCGGCCCATTTCAGCCAGCCGGTGAACGAGTCGAGGACAGGTGCCTCGCCCATTCATCACTCCGCCACGCGCTGGAAGCCCTGCCGCCGGAAATCGTCGATACAGCGCGCCTCGCGGTCGGCAACCGAAGCAGGCTGTCCAAAGCCTTCGAGCATATAAGGGCCGCAAGTCGCGGTTTCCCCGGTCGTGGGATTGCGTAGCTTCACCGCCGATGTGCAGGCCGCGAGCGGAAGGCACGCCGCAAACGCGACGGCAACGAAGAAAGTGCGAGTCATTCGATCCCCATCGAAATCCGGGACTGAATTTAGCACCCGCTGAGCAAGCCGTCATCGCTGGTAGAAAATTAGCTTATCAGACAACGACTTAGAGCGGACCCTGCAAGGCCGTTTCTTAACCATTGGGAGTGCCGCACCTTGGGTTGGAATGGTTCTGGCACGTTCAACCGCCTCTTCTCTTGGGTCGCTGACAAAGCGGCCGCGATCAACATCACGGCGTCGCGCATGGACGCTGACACGAACGACATCGTGTCGAACGGCCTCGGCAACTGCCTGACGCGCGATGGGCAGGGGCAGCCGACCGCGGCGCTGCCGATGGCGGGCTTCAACCATACCGGCGTCGGCAATGCGACGGCGCGCACGCACTATGCCGCTGCCGGGCAGATCCAGGACAACGGCCTTCTCTTTGCGACAGGCGGCGGCACGGGCGATGCGATCACCGCGACGTTCACGCCATCAATACCGGCACTCATCGATGGCATGGAGGTTTGCGTCAGGGCACCCGGCGCCAACACCGTTGCGGCGCCGACCTTCACGCCTCTCGGCCTCACCGCGCATCCGATCACGAAGCTCGGTGGCGGGTCGCTGCTGCCCGGCGATATCGCCAACAGCCGCCACGAATTGCGGCTCCGCTATAACCTCGCAAATACCTGCTGGGAGCTGCGGAACCCGGCAGTCACGACATCGCAATTTCACGGGGGCTGCCGCCTTGCCTTCGTTAGCACGACCTCGATCGCGCTCAACCCGCATGACGGCAATCACGTCAAGATCAATGGCGTCCTCTACGCGCTCCCCTCGGGCGGCGTCACGTCCGCCAATACCAACACCTTCGTCTCCGGCGTAGGGTCAAGCAATCTCGCGGCGTCGACAGCCTATCTCGTCTACCTCTTCAACAATGGCGGCACGCTCGCGCTCGATTTCTGGCCGATCGCCGGCGGCCATGTGACGGATACGAGCGCCGGCAATGTTGGCGTCGAAGTCAGGAGCAATAGCGGCACGCCAGATAGCACGCGCACGCTGGTCGGCGCCGTGCTCACCAATGGCAGCGCGCAGTTTCAGGCCAATTCGGGCGCCATCATCGGCGTCGCCAACTGGTTCAACCGCCGACGCTTTGCCGTCAGCAGCGCCTATAGCGCGTCCACATCCTCAACGAGCGTCGTCGCGCTCTCCGGGACCGCGCTCACCTACTTCCAATGGGCGGATGAAGAACTCGCCTTCATGTCGTGGCTCGGCACGACGAGCCTGACGACCACGAACGGCTTCATCACCGCGATCGGCTTTAACACGACGCAATACCTGGCGGTTTCGCCGTCGCAGCCTGTGGGTGGCGTGCCGATCAACAGCAGCTTCAGCGGCCATAGCGCCGGTGCCGGCGCGGAAGGCTTCCTGAACCTCAACCTTATCGGTCAGGTCGGCGGTGGCACCGGGACCTGGAGCGGCACGCTGCAAGCGGCCGCGCGCTGCTAGAGCGAGGGAAGCATGTCAATCACCATCGGCCCTAACTTCGGGAACGAACTCATCGCCGCTGGTCTCGCCGGTGCGCCCATTTCCTGGTCCGTTGGCGGCAGCGCTGCGATTGATACCTCGCGGCTTTCGCCGGCACAGCTCGCGACCTTCAACGCGGTGCTCGCCGCGCACGATCACACCAAGCCCGATCCGCGCGCCACCGCCGCGGCCCTCATCGCCGCCGGCTGCGCCATCGTCTCGACGGCCAACCCTGGCACGCTGAGCGGAACCTACCCGCTCGACGACGCCAGCCTCGGTAAGATCACCGGCGTCGCCGCACGCATCGCCCTCGGCAAGGGCCTGCCGCTCGGCGCCGCGACGGTTTCCGTGCCGGACATCCGCGGCGCGCTCCATGCCTTCGGCCCGACCGACCTTGAAAACCTCGGCGACGCGCTCTCGGATTACGTCGCCGGCATTGAGGCGGCGCTAGCGTCGCAGCTTTCGGGCGGCGCGACGGCTTTCCCGGCGCAGCCGGTGACGATCGCTTAGAAATGATGCGGCGGCGGCTTGATGTCTTCCGCTCGCGCGGCCACGGACAGCATTAAGGCGATTGCTACGCAGATAAAGATGCTTCGCATATCGAAACCCTCCCGGAATCGGAGGGTACATAGCCGTATCCTCGGACACAACCAAAGCGTGAAAGGCCTAAACCCAGGCGTCGCGCCCATGACACTCGCTCACCCGCACCTTCGCAGGCCCCTCATGGACAGATTCGGTCCTAAATCCGAGCTCGCGCTCTCCGGCGCGCTCATGTCAGCCCCCGTCTGGGTTACGTGGGCCTATTACGCCGATGTGCTCTTCAGCATGGTCGCGGCCTTCTGCGGCATGCTCGTGGGCATCCACATGGTGCGCAAATATTACGGCGCGCAGGTCGCGGCACTTTTCCGGCCCTTCCGCCGGGGCTGAGCCATGGCCGATCCCATCCGGTCCGACGCGGACCTCATCCGCGCGTCGGAAGGCCTGCGCCTGGCGGCCTATGACGACGCGACGGGCGAGCCCGTTCCGGCCGGCGGCCAGTGCAAGGGCACGCTCACGATCGGCCGCGGCCATACCGGCCCCGATGTCTATGCGGGGCAGGTCTGCACCACCGCCGAGGCCGAGGCCTGGTTCCAATGGGATCTCGCGCGAGCCCGCCGGCGGGCCGCGGCGGCGCTCGGCCCCGACCATTGGGCGAGACTCGACGAGGTGCGCCGCGCCGCGCTCACCGACATGGCGTTCTGCCTGGGCGGCGTCGGGCTCTCGCGCTTTGCGCTGATGCTGCAGGCCGTCGCCGCAGGCGATTGGGGCGGCGCTTATCACGAGTGCCTCTTGAGCCGATGGCGCCAGCAAGCGCCGGCTCGCGTCATGCGCGACGCCACGATGCTGCTCACGGGCCAGTGGCCCGAATAGCACCTTCAGGAGAACCTTCAATGCCTCAGCTTCAGACCTCGCACGCCGTGGCGGCGGGCGCAGGCGGCTCCATCACGCTCGCCCAGGTCATCATCTATGCGCAGTCCTGCATCAGCGCCCATGCGCTGCTCGCCATGGACATGAACACGGCGATGTCGCTCTCGGCCTTGATGCTGTGGGGTATCGCCGCGCGCGCGCAGAAGCGCGGCCAGAGCCTTCCCCCTTTTCCCAATGGAGGCGGCGATGGCGGCGCGCCCGCCTCGCCCTCACCAGACGCCGCCCTCACGGGAAAGCCATGACGGTTGCCGAAACAACTCTTTCCGAATTGGAGCATCTCATGAACTCGTCTCTCGGTTCCCTCTTCCGCTCGATCCTCGATGCGGTCAAGAACGAAGCCCTCAAGATCGTGCTGCCGCTCGTCCAGAAGTTCCTGGCCGATGTCGCGGCCAACCCGACGCAGCTCAACATCGTCGCCAAGCTCGGGCAGCTCCAGGTCGATCTGCTGGCGGCACTCCCCGATCTCGAATCGTCGCTTGCGAAGGATCTCTCGGTGATCCTCAACAACGAGATCGCGGCTTTGGTCGCCCAGCAGGCGCAGCCGTCAAAGGCCGTCGCCGCCGTCTGACGGCATTTCCAAAGCACCTTTTGCGGAGCGCCCGGGTCGGCCGGGCGCTTCTCTCATTTTCGGAGTGGGGCATGGTCGATCATTCCTCGATGAAGCTCGGCAAGCGCGAGCCGCGCCACGATCAGCGCGTGCCTCTCCTCGCACGCTACACCGCCGGCTTTGCCCCGCCGCCGCCATCGGTCGATTGGACGGGGAAGCTCGCCCAGATCGGCATGATGGGGAACGACAGTCTCGGCGACTGCACCTGCGCCGCCGTGGGCCATGCCATCCAGGTCTGGACCTCGATCGCCAAGGGCAGCGAGGTGACGATCGCCGATGGCGACGTGATCGGTCTCTACGAGAAGGTCGGCCACTACGTGCCGGGACAGCCGGCGACGGATCAAGGCGCGGTCGAGACGGAGGTCCTGAACTATTGGCTGAAGAACCCCGTCGCGGGGAACGCGCTCGCGGCCTATGCGGCGCTCGAGCCGGGCAATCTCACCGAGATCAAGGACGCGATCTCGCTCTTCGGCGGCTGCTATATCGGGCTCGCGCTGCCGGTCTCGGCCCAGAGCCAGGACATCTGGGCGGTGCCGGCGGGCGGCCCGACGGGACCGGGCCAACCGGCGAGCTGGGGCGGCCATGCCGTCTTCGTTCCGGCCTATGACGAGCGCGGCCTCACCTGCATCA